TCAAGCGGTGACAGTGCCATTGCCATTGCCCAGACGCACTCGGATTCCGTCGCTGGCTGCCGGCAGGGCCATCAGCGCCGCACGTCCGCCGATGCGCCGGAAGCGGGCGATCTGCGCAGGCGAGTAGCCGGCGTCTTCCCACAGTTGCTCAGTGGGGACGTCGAGGCTCTTGAGCTTGAGCAGGGCGTCGACGTGCTCGGCCTCGGTCCGACTCTCGGGGTCGGCCCAGATCGCTTCGGCGTCGATGACCGCAGCCTTGGTTGCATCGCCGAGGGCGCGAAACGCCGTCCGCATGACCTCCTCCCACGCCTCGCCGTCGTACAGCATCTTGTCCTTGGCCTTGGACACGAGGCCCGTCTCGGCCGACTTGATCGACTCGCCGGACGGGAAGGTGCCGGACTGGCCCAGGAAGTAGTGAGGCGGGGTTCGGGACTTGATCGCCAGCGTCTCGATGTTGTGGTCGCTCGCCCGGATGTACTGGCCCAGGTCCGAGACCTCGAACTCGCCGACCTTTGGCTCGGGGACGTTCGGGTCCTGGCTGCGGTCGGGCGTGCCCAGGATCAGCATCCGATCCACGCCCATGTTGCTGAACGGCTGGCGCACCTGGCCTGTCTCGGGGTCAATCTCCAAGTCGAGGTTCAGGATGTACCGCTGGCGATAGGCGGCGAACTCGCTCGCCACCAGCAGGTCCATCTCCAGCTTGTTGATCGCGTCCTGCTGGGGGATCACCTCGACCAGTTCCGACTCGTAACTGCCATCGATCTGCGGGCGGTTGGGGAACCCGATGACGGGCACGACGCCCAGCGCGTTGACGAGCGGCCACGCGCCGTCGCCAGTGTCCTGTCGCTCCTCCCACCGGACGCTGCCGCTACCCCGCCACGGCGACGCGGAGCGGTACTTGTAGATGGCATCCGGCAGGTACAGCGTGGCGAGGAGATGCCCGTCGTCGTCCTGCCAACGCTTCAGCGCGGCACGTCGACGGCGGCGGTTGCCGGCTGCCCCCTCGAGGACGACGTGCATGCCGTCCTCGACGGTGATGAGCGGCACGTCGGGGAACGGCCACTCGTTGCGGAAGGGGCTGACGATCGCGTAGCTGATGCCCTTGATGAGGCTCTGGACAAGCGCCAGCTTGGATTCGGCGTCGAGTTGGTTTGCCTGCCAGATCCGCCATGCGTCGGCGTCGGCCGGCTGGTCCTTCGTACCGCCGAACCGGAAGCCGGTGACCGTCATGCGCTCGGCCACGGCGTGCACCACGAGCGGGCAGAAGTTATTGGCGAAGGCTACGAAGCGGTTGCCGAAGGTCTCCCGGAACTTGGAGCTTGCGAACGCCAGCGGGTGGCGGCCGTCGTAATAGTCCTGGTAGACCTGCATCGCGTGGCGGTTGTGGTCCAGCCGGGCGGCGAGGCGGGCGAGCCACCATTCAGGGCTCTGGGGTTCGAGGCGTGTTGCCATCAGAAGCTCACCATCGCAGTCCGCTTCCGCGGCGCGGCCGGTGCCTCGACCATCGCCATCGAGACGGCCATCGCGGCAGCGAAGGCGGCGTCGACCTGCCGTCCGTTGCGAGGTCGTGCGAGCTTCCAGCCGCGCTGCGTAAGCTCGGCGGTCGCGGCCGTGACGTGTTGCGTCAGCACCTCATCGTTGGCGTGCGCGATCCGGCGCGCCTTGACGAGCTCGAAGAACTGTTCCGAGGCCGGCACGAGGCGGCTCATGTTCTGGGGGAACTTGAGCATGTTGAGCTGCTCGTGGGCGAGCATGTCGGCAGACTCCGCGAAGTGCCACGGGTCGAAGGCGAAGGCGGGCCCGCGGCGGACGCGGCTGAACTCATCGACACCGGCGGCCACGGGATACGTCTCGTACAACTCGCGGAGGTAGGTGCGGACCTCCTCGGTGTTCACCTGCCAGCTGTCGCGGAGCTTGTGGCCGGGCGGGTAGGGGTTCTGCCACGCCTTGCCGAGCCGGATCACCACGCGCTCGCCCTGCCGCTGCGCCAGGACCACGGCCGTCGAGTCGTACGTCTCGCCCTTGTCGAGGCCCACGCCTACCGGCAGGTCATGGAGAATGACCGCGTTGGGATCGAGGCAGTCCTGCCATGAACCGGGCGGCAACCACGGCTGCTCGGTGCTGGTCCAGATGTTGAGGTGGAGCCGCTTGAAGTCGGCCTCGCGTGACGACGGCTTGAACCGCTCGCGGCGCAGGTAGTCCTCGGTGATCCACGATGCCGGGTTCGTCCCAAGCCAGACGGCGGGATCATCGGCATCCGCTGTGTCCGGCGCGCCGTACCACCAGAACAGGAAGCCGTGCTCGCGGTCGCGCCCGATGGTGAGGTATGGCGTCGGGCGCTCGAGGTTGCCCATCGCCAACGCCTGCTGGTACATCTGCCCCAACGCGCTCGTCTCGTCCCAGCCGGCGGTCGTGATTGTCACGGTGAGCGGCTGGACGCGGGCGCCGGTGCCGGACGTGAGGGCCGTATAGAGCTCGGCGTCCTCGTGCGCCCACAGTTCATCGATGAGGTTGGCAGACGGGTTGAGCCCGTGCTGCAACTTGGCATCGCTGGACAGGACGCGGAACTTACCGCCGCTTCGGGCGACGATGTCGTACTGGCGGTTGTTGACCACCCGTTGCAGAGCCGGCGACTTGTCGACGAATGCTTGGGCCTGGTCGAAGATCACCCGCGCCTGGTCCCGTGCCGCTGCCCCGACGTAGACCTGCGGCCCTTCCTCGCCATCCGAGGTCAGGAAGTACAACCCGAGCGCCGCACAGACGCTGCTCTTCCCGTTCTTCCGAGGGATGCCGAGCAACGCCTCGGTGTAGTACCGCCGTCCGGTCTCGGGGTCGATCGCCAGCAGCTCGTCGACGAAGTCCTGCTGCCACGGTTCCAGTGTGAACGGATCGCCAGCGAACTGACCGATGGTGTGCCGCAGATTGCGCCGCGCGAACTCGGCGAAGCGCGGCCCATCGGTGGCGATGCGTTCGGCGAGCAGTGTCACTTCGCCACCCGCAACCGCGCGAGCGTCGGCAGCTCCTCGGCCACCGTCGAGGGCTGGGTCTCGCCACGACGGGTATTCGCGCGCCGGTTCAGCTCGACGTTGAGCTGGCGCAGCTCCGAGGTGATCTCCCGCTCGTAACTCAGCAGGGGATGCGCCGTGGTGCCGCGGACGGTCCGCGCCTGGTGCGTCTGGTGCTCGGCGACGTAGCCGTCCATCTCGACGCTGATCGCGCGTAGCCTGCCGTGGAGGGATACGGCAAGCTCGATGAGCGGTAGGTCGTGGGAGTCCACGGTGCCGTTGACGGTCTGACGGGCCATGTACTCCCGGCGCAGTGCTGCGAACCGCTGGGCAGCCATCAGGTACAAACTCCGGGTGCCTTTGGCGCTGTGAGCTGGACTGAAGAGCGGTACCGGCCGGTCGCGGCGGACTTAGGGGTACCCCCTGGTAGGGGTGCCACCCCCAGGAACGCCGAGAGCACGTCGAGAGGCAGGCCGACGGCGCCGGTGCTCGACCCCCACCGCCTCTTCCCGCCGTCGGCGTAGTTGCAATGGGCGCACGCCGGCGACAGTGAGCCGTCGTCGTTGTGCTGCGCCGTGGTGGCCACTCTCGTGCATCCATCGAGACGCATCGCACACGGTAGCCCTAGCAGCGTGGCACGCTCGCGCTCGTACTGGCGGTCATAGCCGCGCGCCTGGCGCGAGACGCCAAGGTGGTTGCGGGGTGACGTGCGCGAGCAGCCACGGCAGCGCGTGCCGCTCGTGGCGATCCCGCAGTCGAGACAGGGCGTCACTCGGTCAGCCACGTGACGAAGGCCGGGTTGCGACGCAGCACGTCGAGCACCCCGACGGCCAGCGCGTTGACCACGACCTCTTCACGCTCGGCGTGCTTGAACACGCTCACTGCGCTCGTCATATGCAGGATGCTGTGCAGCACCTCGTGCAGCAGCGTGTCGCGCTCGGCGTTGGGGGCCTGGCCATCACGGATGGCGATGCGCTGCTGCGACAGTTGCAGGCAGCCGAGGTCAGTCATTGGATTGTTGGCCGTGGCGGGGGCGAGGGGCTGACCCTCAGCGACACCTTCCACCCTGAACGGCTGGCCGCAAATGATGACGACGCTGGGGCGCGTCACGTCTGAGCCATCCGCGCATCCCACTCGTGGGGCGGGTTGACGCCACCCTCGCGGCCGATATCACGCACGAGGGACCGATGCGGGAACACGCCGAGACGATCGCCGCGCATCCGCTCGTTGAGGTGGCGGTCCCAGTACTCGAAGTCCCAGCCCTGGCGCATCTCCTGGAAGCGATCGACCCACGTCCCCCAGAGCCACGGCGTGAACCACGGGCCGACTGTCTCGGGCTCAGGG